GTGATAATAAAGTTTAATGCTTGTCCCATTTTTTCAGCCACACTCCAAGCAACACGACTGAACCAACTTGTAACAGTGTTCCAAATACTGCTAACAAAATTAGTGATTGTACTCCATATCTGTGACCAACTTGTACCAAACATTGAAAGCGTTCGATTCATTACGCCAGTTAAAAAGCCGATAATTGACTCCCAAACTGATTGCATGTATTGCCAAATCGTATCAAGTACATTGGTAACCGTAGTTTTAATAGTCTCCCAAGCACCTGAGAAGTCGCCAGTAAGCAACTGAATTAAAGCAGTGAATAAACCTACTATGATTTGGACAGCTACGGATATCACTGTTCCTATGGCTTGGAACGCAATTGTAATTAACGTCCACAAACCTTGTATGATATTCATAACATTTGTAATAATGCCTATTACCAAAACACCTAAAACTTGCATGAATACTTGTCCTAATACTTGTAATATAGGCATGATTGGCTGTAATGTTGATTGAATTTTGCCCCACAATTGAGTTAACCAATCTACTACACCTTGAATCGCACCAGAAACGGCTGTTTTGATACCGTTCCAAGCTTCGGTTATTGTTTTTCTGAAATTCTCGTTTGTTTTCCATAAATAAACAAGAATACCAATGAATGCGCCAATTACGGCAATTACTGCTAATACTGGCACAGAAATACTTGTGAAAACACCAGCTAATAAACCGAACACTTTACTTACCAAATCAGTTATCCTAGTTAATTCCAGTATTCTTGTGACAATATTTAATAAAGTTACGCCAAACACATTACTTAATACACTGCTAACAGCTGCAATCGGAGCCATTAAAGCCCAAAATACGCCACCTAAAATACCGATAACACCGATAATTTGAGCGACTGCTGGGTGTGCTTCGAATAGTTTGGCGATAAATCCAGCTAAATTAGTAATGAAATCTAGTAATTTACTAGCTATAGGAGCCATTGCAGTACCAAATGCCACTAACGCTTTTACGATATTACCGATTAACTGCATAATAGTGGGACCATTCTCTTGAACGTAACTGATAAAGTCTTTAAATCCTTGTGATTGTCCTACTTGTTCTGACCATGCTCTAAATTGAGAAGTTAATTTAACTAACCAGTCAAAAATGTTAGAACTGTTTTGAGCAAAAGCAATCATTAAATTACCAATACCAGCGAATACATTACCAAATATCTGGCCAATCTTAGGTAAGTTAGTGGTAGTGTAGTCAATAAACGCTTTAATAGCATTCTGACCAGCTACACTATTAGCCCAATTTTGGAAAGCTATAGACATGTTCTGTAATCCTTGAGACACGAATTTGAACAATGGCATTAATTGAGTGAGAATGTTAACTAATCCGTCGCCAAATCGTCCTGCAGCGTTCAATAAATCTCCGAAGATTGCACCACCTATGCTATTCAATGCTTCAAACGCTTTCTTAGCCGTTTCAGAATGTTTAACCCAATCCTCAAACTCGCGCGCGTTCGCTTCTACCAGCATAGATACTTCGGATAAGAAAGGTTTTAATTGCGACATCGCACTTGTAACGCCTCTGATACCCGCTGACATCGCATTAAAGATACTTGCTTGATTCTCTTTTACAATGCCTTGCCATGTAGTTTTTAACTGATCGCTTGCATCTCTAAAGTTTTGAACTTCTTTTGTTACTGCTAATGTTCCATCTTTTACCATTTTTAGTGCAGTAATAGCCATTGCGCCGAAACCAACCGCTCCAACACCTGCTACAGAGAATGCACCAGCTAAACCAACGACGCCACCACCTAATACACCAACGGCATTAAGTACCGCCATAATAGCCGGAACTAATCCAGCAATTACTGGTATTAACGCTTGTATACTAGCAATCATTAAACCTTTGACTTGTTGTGCGAAGATAGTACCGAAAGTTCTAATATTTGATGCGATGCCATCCATTGTTGATTGATACTGATCTAACGCTCTTTTACCAGCAGTCAACGCTACTTGCATTTTCGTCATTCCAGTTGTATCAAAATCTAATTTAACAGTGTGTTTGCGCCAACCAGCTAACATTGCTTTAGAAGTCGCAACATTTCTTTTTAATCCGCTTGCGTCGCCATCAATTTCAACTTTTTTACGTCTGATATTCGATAGTTCTACTTTAACAAACGATATGACTTGTTTCACTTTGCTAGCATCTGCATCGATATTAACTTTATGTTCTCGCCATCGCTGAGCCATCGATTTAGCTCGCGTTAACTCTCTTTGGTAATCTCTTATGTTAGCTGTAACTTCTGTCTTGATTTCGTCCGGTATATAAGTTTTAGCCATACGTTGAGCAGTTCTCATATTCCTTTTAAAATCACTGATTATAGCTGTAATACGAGCTAGAAAATTCTTTTCCATGCCTAACCTCCTTTATGACTTGTTTTTAAGCTGTTAAGGAACTTGCGAGTCCCTTGTTTTTGTATTTCTCTTTTACGTTTGTTTTTAGCTAGCTCACGCTGTTTCATTTTTTCATATTCGTCTTCTTGACCACGAATAATATAATGTTCTCTTTCGTTCTGCCTAACAAAACGTTTTAGTGATTTACCAGCTTGAGCGACCGCATTATATTGAGCGCCGTACAACGCGATGTCCCTTTGGTCAATCAATGCTTGTCTAGCGCCAATAATCCAGTCATTCCATTCGGCAGGTAGCATGCTCATTAGCTCGTCATTACTCATATAACCTATGTAACGACTTGTCATCTGCCTTATTTCCGAATAGTCTAATAAGGTGCTACGGTCATGATTTCTTTGTAGTTGTTCTTCATCATCTCGATACCAGCTTTCGCGCCCTCTTTCTCGTCTTCTTTGGCTAACGATGGCGCTTGGTTCATCTGTGTCCAGAATAGACGTGATTTCTGCTTGAAAAAACCACTATTATTCATTACGTCCAACGCACCTTGTAATAGATTTAACGTGTCGTTTTCTCTTTCGATGATTTCCATGATTTCCGCTTCAATATCTTCTCTTTTAGGTGCGCTTTTACCTAGATAAGCTGTTGCGCATTCCCAAAAGTCTACAATTGCCACTGTGTCACGCTCTAATAAAGCGTTATAAACATTAGTAAATCCTGAGGTTTTTTGTTTTCTACCTTTGTTATCTTCTTGTTCAGTTGCAAATTTTTTAGCGGTTTTATCGAACATAAATGTTGCTTTTGCTTTCACTTCTTCATTGTTAATCGTTAATGATGTAATTGGATTAAAAGTTGTTTCAGTCATATTAAATACCTCGTTTATCGTTATTTTGTACAAAAAAATAGAGGGCTTATGCCCTCGTTAATTACATACTTAAATCGCTACTGCCAGCAGTTGTTTTTTTAGTTCGGTTTTCATAACTATCTTCGTAAGCGTTCATGTCTTCGAATTCAACAACTGGAGCCAATGCGCTAGGGTTAAGCCATTCTTTTGGTAAATCGTTGATTGTACCGTCTGCACTATTGAACTTAACTTTCGCTGTGATTTCGATTTTGTTATCTTCGTCATCAAATGACCATTCGTGCTCTTCGATAACTACATATGCGAATACACCGTGATGTTTGCCATCGCGTTTTTTAGTTTCCCAAATCCAAACACGTAATTGTTTGAATTGCTTAACCGATTCTTTTAATGCTAATTGACCTTTATCTCCCGGAACGACATCAAGCGTTAACTTGATTTCTTCTTCGACAGAGTTACGGCTATAATCTTTCTTACCGCCTTGAATGATTTCAGCAAGGTCATTACTGATAGTGTGCCCACCCTCTGCTAAACTACCTAAAAGCGTTGCTTCTTCGATAGTTAGCTTCTTAGCTAAATCTTTATCAGCGATTTGGAGAGCGACAATATATTTATCCTGCGCCATTCGTTACACTCCTTTGTAATGTGTTATGTCTGTATTTAAAAACAAGCCGAATGATACCGTGTTTAGTGTACTGACCTATGTCAGTAATAACTTCTTGTGTATCAATCCGACTTTTAATGAATGAATAATAATCAATTTCGATTTCGTTATTTAAGACGAAGCCTAAAAATTGAATTATTTGTGATGCCTCATCTCTATTACGCGCTTGACTATAAACATGCAATGTGATGCCGACATCTTCGACCATGCTCGTGGTCGTTTCTTTGTTAGTGACGTTTGTTTCACCCACAACGATATATGGGTAAACAGCGTCTTTTTGAACGCAATCAAAAACCCTACCGTCCAATTGTTTTTGGATAATAGGGTTACTTTTTAATTTGTTATATACTTTGTTAAATAAGTACCGTTCAACTGATACCCACATATCTTAACCACCTCACGAAAAATACTTATTAAAGAATGCTCGCCCAGCGTCTATTGCCGGCTCCCAAAAAGGTTGAGCATGTTGTCCTTTAGTAGTGTGCCACTTACCGTTTGCATCCTTGTATGACCACGGTATCTTTTTCGCTCTACTACCTCCAGCGCCTGTTGAATATATACCAGTACCATAATTGACATATATTGCGTATTCACTACCAATATTAATAACACCAGTAAAACCGCCGTCTTTAAAGTCCATTGTTACACTTTCTCTAAGATATCCGGTATCAACTGGCATTAATGAAATGATTGTATTGTGAATCTTAGCAGTAGTCTTTGCTATACCTCGTTTGACCCATCGCTCCATGTCTCGCTCGTAATTTTCCAACTCTTTTACTAAGTCCCAATTACCATACTTAACCTTTGCCAATAGATCGCACCCTCAATCTAGTTAAATTGATTTCATGTTGTCCGCCTTGGTCGACCGGTTCGCCTACAACTTCGTACGTTTTACCCTCGTAATTAAATAAAGTTTTGTTTGTTATTGGTATGTGATACGGCGTATATAGGTTACGGTCGAAGTCTTTGCTCATTTGATGAAATTTGAGTGTCTCGCTTGATGTAGGCGTATCCATAAATCCTTTAATTGTTTCGTTACTTTTAAAACGCTCGTATTCTTTAGGAAATGTTCCTGCAACTTCAACCTCTCCAATTTCAATTGTGTGCGGAAACTCATCAAACGGATTAAACATATCGCTTACCCCAACTTAACTTACGATAAGGCATTAGATAAGCATAAGCACTACTAGGTATGTCAGTTACATAGGTATAACTCACGTTGCCCATCGTGCGCGCTGAGATATTGCCAGTTGTACCAAACTTGATACATTCAGCAATAAACTTCTTAACACCCGACGGCACTTCTTTGTCATCAAACTTCTGATTACAATAATCTTCTGCAACACCTTTATATTCTTCAATAAGATATTCGATCTGCTCATCGTTAGACGAATCATTGAGTGAAAGTCCATTAATCATTTTGACGTCTTTTGCGTCCATTACTTAACACCCTCTAAAGCTTTGATAAGCTCATCTTTTTTCATATCGCTATAGCCTTTAATTTCACGCTTTTTAGCAAGTTCTTTTAATTCTGCTACTTTCATATCAGATAAACTTTTTTGCTCGTCAGCGCTCGCCTCAGACTGTTCTGTTGTATCGTCTTCAACAAGTTTGATAGCGATTAAGTTACGGCGGTTATTTGTTGTAGATAATTCAGTGAACCGTTCTTCTGATACTTCTAACCCATCACGTGGGTAAATGTCTCCCACTTGATATTCATGTCCATTGTCTTGTGCATCTTCAAAACGTTCGATTACTTTATACATACGTCACTACCTCCTATTACATTTCTAAGCTTCCAGAACCTTTAGTGATTTTCACTGCTTTAGATTCATCATATAAATATGCTACATAGTGCTTATCACTGTATAATGCAGTTGTTTTTGTTGATGCGTCACGCGCTACTTCTAAGAAGAAATCACGTTTCAAGATTAATTTAACTGCACCTTTTTTAGCTAAAATAGCTGTGCCAGCTTCTAACTTATTAGTACGTACAATGATAGCACCTAGAGCTTCGCCAAACGCACCTTTAACGATGATGTCATCGCCTAATTCGGTTGCACGTGTAAAGTTAGTTGATGCATCTCCGCGTAACTTACCAGCATCAAGTGGATTAACAAATAAAACCATTGGTTCTAAGTCTTCATCGTTAAATTTGTCGATTGCTGATTGTAAGCCGTTTAACTTAGTGATGTCCGCATTAACAGTAAGTTTAGCTCCCATTAAAGCCTCTAATACGTCATTGTCAACTTTGTTAGCATGTGCTAAACCGTGTTGACGTACTTGTTCGCCTTGAGGGTCTCCGTAACCACTTAATAAAGCCTCATCTGTGATAGATGTACCTTTAGCAATTTTACGGATTTTAGCCTCACGTTTTTTAGTTTCTAAGATGTCAGTAGGGATTTTTTCGCCCTCTGCAACTACTTGTGCATCTCCGCTATAAACGAATGCTGGGAATGTCAAAGTGTCTCCCGGTTGTCCTTGTAATGTGCTATCTACTTCTGCAAATGAAGCGAAACGCAATTTCTTTTCGAGTTGCGCTTGCATCATAGGCGCTAGTACTTCTGGAATGATTTGATTACTTGTTTTAGTAACTCCTTGTGGCATGTTTATACCTCTTTCTTTGTTTAATTTTGATTAACTAGTTTTTCGAATGTCTCACGATCGTTCAAATACAATTCGTTACGTTCAGCGACACTCATGTTGTCAAACTTTTCTTTCGTTACACTTGAGTCCGGATTACCTCCGCCTTGTGGTGTTTTACCTACAGGCTTAGACGACGCAAATAAATAAGGTTTAGACTCTTTAAGCGTTTCAATCGCTTTGTCTAAACCTTTTACAGTGCCGTCGTCTACTAATTCCAGTTCATCTTTATTGATGAATGCTAGAATGTCGTTAGCGTCATTTGCTTCTTTAGCAACCGCTAACTTAACTGCGTTATTAAGTTGTGTTTCTTTATACTTTGTCTCCAACTCTGAATTTTGATTCTTTAATTCTTCGAGTTCTTTTTGAATCTCGCTATCATCTTTAACAGAGTCTTGCAATTTGACAATTTGTTCATCACGTTTAGAAATCTCTTCTTTCAACTCTTCAATTTCGGTATTCTTGTCGTTCAGTCTCGAACGTGGTACCATTCCCGATTTTGATTCGTCAATCGCATCAATTACCTTCTGCTTGTCGATTTCTCCGTCTTTAAATTGTCCTAACAATGTGTATAAATCCATTTAAACTACTCCTTTTTACGAGTTTTACGTGCAACGCCACGAAGAATTTTGGTATAAAAAGAAGCAGTTTAACGACATGCTAAGGTCGAGTAGTAAACTACTTTCTTTTACGTTTATATTTCTCCCACTCACGATAAGTCATTTGTGGTATTACTTCGGTTGTGCCATCATCTTTACGTACTCTTGTTGTACTAGGCAAATCATTTTCGTCAATGTAATACATAAGCTTACAACGACAGTTGATGTTTTCTTTTGCACTATTCACACCAACGAACAACTTAGGTGCTTGTCCAATGCAACCACTCGACTTGAACGGTTCGTCTATTCTCTTCTTAGCACCGTCTAGATGCCTGTGTGTGTCTCTTGTACGTGTATCTTTAGTAGCTTGCCAATACTTATACATCTGTAAGCCATTCTTTTGAGCTACCAATGCACTATCAAGTCCAGCTTGTGACATCGCTCTACCCGCTTCTGTACGAGCTACACGCAACGATTGAGCTTTAGACATGCCAATATCATCACGGATTGCTTTCGCTATTTTAGAGTAGCCCTCTCCGCTCATAATGCCTTGTGTGATATGTAAGCGTATCTTTTTCAGCACTTCATCACGATGCTTCTGTAGCGTCGGTACTAATCGAATGAACTCAATAGGTTGTTCAATAGCTGATGTGATAACTTCTTTGCTAGGAACATCAAACTGCATAGATGTTTGACTCACCGTCTCATATAAATAAAGGCTCATAAGGAACTTTTCTATATAAGCATCTTCCTGCGACTTCTGAATCATCTTAGCTATTTGCCTGTAATCATCAGTCAGCATAGTACCTATACGAGTTAACTCCTTATTGAGCCTGTTATATTTATTAAATTCAGTCCATGTAACATACACATCATCACTTTGATACTTCTCAAACATATCTGCGATGATTTGTTTTATCTCTTTAAGTCGATTAGCAAATAGTTGTTCTATAGGCTTCTCAGCTTTAGAGATTAGACTGTCGATATACTCATCAATATCATTCTGATTCTTTATTGTTAGATCTTTCTTGTTGTTGGGCACCGTCAGCACCTCCGTCATCTAAATTAGGCAGTTGCTTGTTGTACTCCATTTGTTCTTGCTCTATTCGTTCGAGTTCTGCTTGTAAATCTTCGACAAACGGGTGATTTTCCAATACAGTTTCATGGCTTACAATTCCCATAGATTGCTGAGCTGTTTGTACTTGTAATTCTGTGTTCGCTACTTTGTTGTAGTTGAAACTAATATCGACATCATTATGTTCTCCTTTGATGTCGAAGTGCTCAAACACAAACCAAAGTAACTCCTGTATAGCAACTTTAGCTTTACGCGCTAACTTATCCGCTTTCAAGTTTAAGTTAGTATATAAAAACTCTAACGCAACCCCACTTGGAGCAGAACCGAATTTATCAGAACTAAAGTCAACCGCTTGACCAAACAACATTATTTTTTGATATAACTCATCTAAATACTTCTTACTGTTTTCAACTGGTACTTCTACCTGTATTGTGTCGACACCCCCGTTATCTGATACTTTTATCGCACCGTAATAACGTAGTAACCGTTTAAATTCTGGTAACTCTTGGTCATCGTAGTTCTTCAATACATACGTTAATTCGTTTGAATCTTTAAAAGTATTGGATAAATCAGATAATCGCCTGTTATACGCATCAATCAATGTTTTATACATAAATATGTCTGATATTTCTAAGTCGTTATTTTTGAATGGAATAAATGGAATCTTACCCCACGACCCTGTACTAAAATGCGTTTTTGAATTCTCCAAATTGTTAGAGTAATCCGGAATAAGCGAGCCATTTTCATAAACGTAGTAATTAACCGTTACTTTGTCCCAGTATTCAACTTTAGTTTCATTTTCCAATTTATACATCCTGATAAACGCCTCTAATTCTTCGTGCTCTTTATCAGTCCATATAGGAATACCTTGTTCTGCTGGTACTCTAAATAACTTAAATTCTCCCTCTTCATCAAGGTAAGGATGCAACCATTCAATACCTTTATTGCTGGCTCCTGTTAGTACACTGTGTAACTTATCATCGAATCTATTGCCCAAAACTTCATCAATACGTTTAACTACTTCATCATCTGTATGTTTAAAAGCGATAGGCTTACCTACAATATAAGAAACTTTTTGATCTACTAGGTTAGCATGGAAGTTGGTAATCATTCTGTCATCTGGTTTCAATGGGTCAACTGCTCCTGTAGCATCAACTGGCTTAGGTTCCTTAACAATATCAGGACGTTGCTCATAATATTCTTGACCGATTGAGATTTCAGGTAACTTCTCCAAATGTTGTTTTATATATCTGACAATCATTTCTTCCAGTGTTTCTGGCTTATTGTTAGTCCTCACAATAGCATCAAATATTTCTGTTTGTGTTGGTTGGCTAGGGTACAAAATATTACCTCCTTTAATTAAAGCCTGTGCCACTTGGCTTATTAGCTGTATAAACTGCATATCTTAACGCATCTAATGTGTCATCGTTTAATTTAACTGGTTCGTCTGCATTATCTTTCCAAACGTAGTTGTATATTTCTTCTTTAAACAAACTAACTTTTTCTTTGATAATGAATATTTTATTTAACTTGAATAACCTAGAAATAACTTCAATGCCAGCAATAACAGCTTTGTCAGCATATCTTGCTTTTATCTTCTCTCTTCTAAATCGTTCAATATGTTCAGGTCTAGCTGTATCACAATAAAAAAGAATATCGCCATGCCTTTTTATAACTCCTTTTGCAATAGCTACCCAGTCATCTATTTCTTTATGTCTGTGTGCGTGTTCTTCAATAACGTACTTGTTTCCGTCGAAGTCTTCCGCTACAACCATAATAGAACCATAATGCTCATATCCCCAGTCGACGCCTGCATATTTCCTTTTTATTTGTTTAGTTTTAAATTCTTCTTCTGTGATGTAATGAACTTTTTCTTTGAAATCTTTATATACAACACCCTCAGCAGAAACCCACTTACCATAAATGTCACGATCTGTGAACATTCCTGTTGGTGTACTCGCTATAATCGATTCAATATATCCTTCATCTAAAAATGTATTGTCGAACAAAGTAAATTGAAATGCTTTGATATTTAGTCTTCCATTCGATAATCGTTGACCACTCTTATCAATGTAATCTTTTTTAACTGGATGCATTGGGTTTTCGGGGTTTGTATCAATTAATATTCTCGCGCCTTTGTAACTACAACGTGAGAACACTTCTTTAATAAACATATTGTGTAATGCTGTTCCCTCATTTAAAAAAGCACCTGCTGAAGTAAAACCACGCGCTTTTTTCCATGCATCCGAGTTTTGTCCGTCGAATACATACACTTTATTACCGAATATTTTGACTGCGTTAGATTTGTCGAGTGTTAACTCTCTACCTAGTATTAACTCCATATCATCTAGTATGTTACGTCTTATAGATGCTTGTGTTGCTCCTCCAATAATGAAGTTAAGCCCCTTGTCTTTATAAGTAGCTATATGCATTAAAAAAAGCAGGATGAACACATATGTTTTACCTGCCCTTTTTGCACCACTCGCTATTAATACTTTGGGTTTATCGTTTATAAAGCAGTTCCAGACTTCTTGTTGTTTCGGGTTTAACATTTCATTAATCATTATTAACACCCGCTAACTTAATAAGTGCTTTAGCAACTTCTGCTTCTTGTGAATTATTTTCTGATTTATCCATTTGGTCAATTTTTTTCTCAAGCATCTTGATTTCAGTTTCAATCTTTTTGTTAGTCAGAACTTCATTTCCTAACGTCATTCTATTCATGCCGTCCAAACTAGCGAGGAATGCATCAGCTGTCGCTTTCTTTACTCCCTCTATTTCAATGTCATTCTTAGCTACATTCTTTAACCACTCATATTCTTCAAAAGCCTTTTGGCGTGTCCATTTTGATTGTTCAGCTGCTTCTTGACGCAATTCTTCATACCTATCTAAAACCGCACTATTCTTACTCAACTCAAAAGCTCGGCTATCTATATAATTATCACTTTTGCCTTTAGTCGAATAGCCTGCGTCAATATAAGCTTTGCGTTGGCTCTTGCCCTCTATGAGTCCTAGCACAAATTTTTCTTGCTTCGGTGTTAATTTAATCAATTGTTTTCACTGTATCACACGCCTTTACGTTAATTACTCTAGTTATTTAAATATAAAAATGCTCCTACATCTTGTGCAGGAGCTACGTTCAATAAATGTGAAAGGAGGAAAATAGTTATGACTCAAAATGCAAGAATTAAACTACCTACCATATAGGCAGGTAGTAAGTGATTAATAGCGTAACATATCAACTTTTATATGTTTGTCACTTCTCAATCACATCGATGAGAACATCTAATGTGGCTATTACCCCACGTCTTAAGATAATTCTTACAATATCATAATATCTCGTTTTAGGTGTCAAAAACTGTCATTTTACTGTCAATTTTAGTATTCCCCTAATTCTTCGGCTAGTTTAGAGACTATTTTCTTCTTGATTCTATGCGCTGTACTTTCAGAGATGTGTATGTCATAACAAACCACAATTAAAGTCTTTTTATTAAAATAATACTCTTGAATGAATTCCCGTTCTTTCCTACTTGATGTGTTAATTATACGTTCAATCGCACTCTTAAACTCAAGAATTTTACCTCTTCGTATACTACAAAGATAATTAGTTACTGCCATTTCTGTTTTCGATGTATTAGACGGTACAAACTCCCCGCCTATATTTGTATCTGTTGGAATCCACGGTGTCATTATTTCACTTCTTAAATCTTCGAGTTGCTTATGATAATTAGGATAATCACACAACTCATCTTCTAACTTTCGAACTGTTGATAATTTTAATCCGTATTTCTTTTTAGTCATGAATACCCTCCGTACAAATATGTTTAATCTTCAAAGTGTCTCAATCTACTTCTTAATATCTCTATCTCTCGCTCTTTAACTTTCACATCGCCTTTTAACTGTTCAGCTTGCAACATTACACCAAACAATAAGATGACTAGTAATATAATTGCTATGATGAACCACATCATCTATTCAATCACCTCTAAATTCGGCTTATATTTTAATACACGACCACTCAGAAATTCAGCATCTATTTTAGCTAAAAATAAATTGTCATATGATTTAGCTTCAAAAACATTGCTAGTTGTAGTAAGTGTTATCATTTTCGAAAATGCTCCTGTATATTCTTCTTGTAAATACACACCATCATATAACTCAACAATATATTCGATTGGTCTGTTTTCTTTCTTATAATTTTCAAATAATTTTTCATTCCTTTTTATGTCATGCTTTAATTCATCAATCTTCTCCCTCACTTCAATTTTGTCTGTATATATTACATAAAGTAATGTAATTAATATAAGGATACCGATAGCAACTATTTCCCACATCATCTACTCTGACACCTCCGCCCTCATCAAATCAGACTGATCGCTCAACTTTGCGAAGTCACTCGGCGCCTCTACATCATCATTAGCCGTCATCATAATATATACTTGCTCAGTTACATACTTACCTAGCTCATACATTGCTAGTAAGAATAATAGTCTTAATATTTGTTTAATCATTTTTTATCTACCTTCTTTACTTCGTATAAGATCGGATATAAATTTAAAAAGTGTATTCTATATCCAATCGTCTTAACTTTTACTTTATCGCCTACTTTTAACCTAGCTTGTATGTCTGCGCTATCAAATTTCTTTTTGAATAATAAATCAGAATTTTCAATGACTTGTTTGTTGTCTAATACAATATAGAACTTGTCTTCTTTATCTTGTCTCTTGTTATATTTATCTGTAATTGTCCCTTGATGTACTTCTTTGTGTTGGTAACTAGCCACTGTGTATATAGGCGATATGACAACAAGCATCAGTGCGATTACGCCGAATAATCGCAGTATTCCAGCAATAAAGATATCGAACCAATCCATATTTTTAAGTTTTTTAATCATCATTGCCATCTCCAGTATCAATTAAACTAGGCATCATTCTTAACATAGCCCTTAATTCATGTTCATTCATATTAGCCATCATAGGACTGTAAAATTCACTGTCTTTATCATTAATTTCTTTAATGAAATCATCTTCAATCTTAGCTTTTTCTTCAGGCGTTCCATTTTTATACGTCTTAAATACCTCGGTGTGCTTTTCTGGTAATTTCATTTTAGGTGTATTAAACATTATTATCTCCCCTCTTTAATGATTTTATTTCTTTTCGAACAAAGAACCTAATACTTCTTCACTAGGTCTTTCGAATAAGGTCACTTTAGAATTATTAGTGTAGTAAACAATAGGTGTATTTTGTGACTCATATTTCTCTTTCGCTTCTTCTTTACTCTCTGCCTCAACAACTGTAAACCTTTGATTGCTTTTAGCTCGAGTTATGTGTGTATGCTTGCGTCCTGTTGAATCTTTGAATGTTGTGACTAAGTATTGCGTCACTTCCCCAAAACCTCCTTGACTCGATCTAAGATGTCTTTACACGTATCCTTTTCCTGCGTCTGTTGTTCCATCTTGTCTTTCATGATTCCTTTTCATTTTCTTTTTGTATGCGTCAATGAGTTGGTCGATAGAATAGTAAGTATTGGCGTACAAAAACGGCATTATTAAAACTTGTACAATGCTATTATCAATACCTTTTACAAATTGTTCTGTTAGTGTATGCATTACATGAACAAAATAAACTGAATGTAGTTTAGGTAAAGTAACTTCATTTTCAATCAAATCAACCATAACCTCAGTAGTTTCTTCCAAATCTTCTTCATCAACAATAGTCAAAGTTAATTGCAAACTGAAAGCTAAGTAATCAGCAATCTCATCTAATTGTGTATCTAGTGGCTTACCTGGTTGTTTCTTCCAATTTTTAAAAAACTCAAGTGTGTTAATCCACTCTACAAATTCAATAATCATACTAGCTACTGTGTCATTTAAATTTCTAGTTGGTATTCTATCGTCGAACTCCTTTTGTATTTGTAATAACTCTTGTAACTGATCAATTGTTAATGTGTTAGTCATTTTCCTGTGCCTCCTCATATTTATAGACAACTTGACCCGTCATAATCCCTACTGCTTCATCAAGTTCAATATCTTCTTTGAGTGCATCTTGCATAGCATTAGGTGAACCCTCAAGTATTTCATCAAACGCTTGCGCTTTCTTATACACGTCTTCAAC